CTCAATCTCTTCTGGGATACACGATCCTTTAGAACCACGAGTTGCACCTGGTTTCTTTTTCCAGCCATCTCGGCATTTGTCATAAATTTTACTATTGCCGTGCTGCTCGCCTTCGTCTACTAAGTCATCTGGTCCTAGTGATTTTGCTTTGCTTGCTTCACTTACTAGATTATAAATGTATGGAAATACATCTGCTAGTTCTTCGTTGAACTGCTTAATAGTAAGTTGGTCGATCCAATTCTCTGCAACGTCTGTAGGTACATCTTCCATCATTGGCTTAGCATATGCTGCAAATGTTTCTGCATAGTATGCCGGCTTTTGTAAACTCTCGATTGTTTTCTTAACTGTCTTAATACGCTCTTTAACTACGTCTACATATCCTGCTAGGCTTTCTGCCATTACAGCACTACGACCCATGTAGTTGCTAAACTTACGCAGTTTACTCATTTCTTCTGATAAGCCTACAATGTGTCCACCGAACTCATCATGCGGTTTGCCGCCTTCTGCTACGTGACGTGCCATTGCTCTTGCACCACTTAGGTGTTTGAACGGATATATAAAACGTTCGCCTTCTGCGCTTTCAATATAAATTTTACCAATACTGCGTGTACGTCCTGCGGCACTTTCTTGGTTAACACCTTCTGTGTGCTTAATTACAATACGTGCTTCACCTATCTTTTGATAGCTAATTCTACTAGTACCATATAGTTTTGATTCGTTCATGTTCTCGTCCTCAGGGGTTTTCGCTAAGAATTTATAATCTCTTTTATTTAAATTCGACTTTGTAATATCTCTTACACTGTAAGGCATCATACGTTTCTTACTAAACACACGTAGTTCCTTTAGGAAATCATACCATGATTCTTTAGTCATTTCGTCTTGATCTTCCATAAAGTCTTTACTGTATATAACAGTTAAGCCTTCATCTTCCTCAATGGCAACACTTACCTTGCCCAACCCATTATAATCAAAATCAAAGAAACGTGCCATAGTTGGTTCGTTAGTAACTGTTCCTGCTTCGTCACCGATAGTAACTTCTGGAAATCTTCCTCTAATCTTGTTAAAAAGGTCTTCGCCTATTTTGTCAAATTCTTGCATATTGTATTTATCTACCTAGTTAAAAGTTGCTGCTTATAAAGATGGGCATAGGTGCTTCGTAATCTTCTATATCTTCAGCTTGTGTAAAGGTACTATATATTCTTGGATCCCAGTCTTTGAGTACAGCCATTATTCTTAGTGCTAATAGTGTAGCACTTACTAAGTCATCTCCCATACCTGACTTTGCTTGGTAGCTACTGCCTGTTGCGACAAACCCTTTAAGTTCTGAAATAAGAGTTTTACTTCTAATAGTCATCTTATCATTTTCTATCATTGTTTTAAGTCTACTACATGCTGTAATTTTAGTGCCATGCGTAGTGTTAAATCCTTTGCGGAACTTTCTTACGTGTCCTTTGCGCATTGGTTCACTTACGAATAGTCCCGGAATGTTTTCTTCACCAAAGTCATTAATAACTAGTAAACACGCTTCACCTATACCATTGTTTTCAACACTCCAATATATACCGTTTGTGTTATTAGTTTCTTGTTGTAAGTATTTGCATATGTCAGCAAGTACTCGTATTTGTCCTGGTATAGCAGTTGAGTTATGTTGCCACTCTGCTACTTGTTCGTAACTAGGCAGTTCAAACACCTGTATAGCTGCGTTATCGCCGCCTGTTCCCATACTAGGGTCAAGTGCTACTGCATATGTATATTGCGCTGTAGGCTTCTTATACCAGCGTGTTTGGCCCATGTTAAGCATAGGAGACACGCCTTCCATTGCTGCAAGCTTAATACTATTAATAAGTGTTTCGTCAAATACAAGGAATTCACAACCGTACTCGCGCCTAAACTTCTCTTCACCAATACGTCCAACTTCTTCTACTTTCCATGCTTCGTCACGATCTGGATGTTCACTCCAATGTGATATAAAGCTGTGGAAACCGTTTGATCCTAGCTCTTGTTCATTACCGTGTTCATCAAACTTATTCTCTGCTTGTTTCCAGATGTTTGCAAATGTATCTTCATCTGAGTTAGGTGTACTTGTAATAATAGCACGACCACCTGTTGCTAGTGTAGGAGATATTGAAGTCCAAAACTCTTCAGCAATATTAGGCATAACAAATGCAAACTCGTCACAGTATAGTAACGAGATACTCATACCACGTCCTGTGTTGCCTGTTGTTGTTTGTGCTACAATACGTGAACCGTTTTCAAATTCAATTGATTGCTTGTTATAACTTGTCACACCTGCTCTAATGTGATCTGGGCAACTTTCGTATACAAAGCGTATGCGTGACATAATCTCTTGTGCGCCTGTGTATTTGTGTGCAGCAACTAGAATAGTTTGATCTGGTACAAACATTGCATACCATGCTAGATAGATACTAGCACACGTAGTCTTGCCTGTTTGTCTAGGCATCATGTTAATGTTAAATCGGAAGTTGTGGTAACTGTCCATTAGTCCTAGTTGATACTCGTAAGGATCGTACAACAGTTTACCTTTTACAGGATGTTGAATGTAAGCAAAGTTTTTAGCAAAGTATAAGTATCCTTCTTTTGGATCCATGCACTTAACTAGTTCTTCAACTTGCTCGTTGCTATATGTTTCTTGTTTGTTAGCTTTCTTAATAAGAACGCCGTCTAATGATGCTGCCATACTGTTATTTACTCAAAAAAATAGACTCTGACGAGCCTATTTGATTCTTTTATAATAAAATTTACTTACAGCCACATGTTGAACATGCCATTAGTTTCTTTTTGCCTGCTGCGCCACACTCTGGACAATCTTTTGTTGCAACACTTTCTTTTGTTAAAAATGCTGGCTTGTCGTCTTTGGTGCCTTTTTTACCGTCTTTGCCTGCATCCATTGGCATCTTGCCTGATTTGGATTTACCTTTAGCAGGTGCTTTACCTTTGCCTTTTTTAGCTTGGTATGCTTTTAGTGCTGCTGGCAATTCACCTTCTGACAGTTTCTTTTCTTGTAGTGCCGCCATGAGCGAAGCTTTAATACTTTCAACTGACATTGGATTGTCGCCGCCTGCCGCAGCGTTGTGTCCTTTTTTCGACTTGTGTAAGTCATCGCCATCTGGGATAACAGCACTTAAATCGCTATACTGCTCGTCTGGCTCGTTTTCATAATCGCCGCCTGCTTCTTCAACTTCGTCGTCTACTTCATTAGTAGGCAATCCTGCAAGTCTAGCAAGTTCATTTTGGCTGTCCATATTCTTGCCCTTAACTTTAATAGTGTAAGTGCCTTCGCCGGACATATCTTCAGTTTCGGCTTCTTCGTCATCCATTGGATCTTCAATACCAGCTGCTAACTCATCTTCTTCGTCATCCATTTCAGCAGCATATGATTCGTCTTCGCCGCCGTCTAAATCTGCAATAGCAGGAAGATTCATTTCTCTATCGTCTAAACCGTCTTCCGGTTCGCCCATAATGCCCGACAAACGTTCCATGTCCATGCGTGGCGAAAGCATTTTAGCACTTACTGGTTCAGCTGTGCCCATACCTGCATTTTTCATCATGTTGATTAGATCATCAACATGCTCTTTGCCGCTTGCATTTAAGCTAACGCTCATTGTTACAGGGTTGCCTTTGTCTATCTCTGGTGCCATTGGCGGAGCCATAGCAGGCATTTCTGTCATTCCACATTCTTCAATGCGGTCCATTGATTCGATTAATTTCTTCATATTCATAATATCAGCCTCCTATAACTGCTTTTGTATTTTCTGTGTCACCAATGTCTGATGACTCTCCAACCGGAGCGCCTTCAGAGCCACTGTGTTCATTTTCTTTACGCACAGTTTCTAGTTCTTTTAAAAGACTCATTATTCTGTTTCCAGCAACCGAGTCTTGCGCACTTTCTCCGCCCATGTCTTCTTTAGTTAACATAGATTCGTACGGTGCATCGTCTTTGATTTCTTGGTATTCTTCTCTAGGATCACCTAAATTGCGCACAATAACATATGCTTGATCAATGCCGCAACAGTTGCCAATATATGCTTGTAATACTTGTGGTGTAGTTGGGTACTCGACTGCTAGTTCAAAATAAGTAACTTCCATATTTTGTAACTGTGGGAAGTCCAATGGACGTTCTTGTATCGGTGTTTTCTTACCTGAAGTTAGGTTGCTAGCACCATACTTCTTAAGTATTGTTTCTAGTGTGTCTTCAAAACCTTCTGGTAAAGGTCCTGCAACTCCTATCTTAAATTGATAAGTCTTTTTAGACTCGTTTAGTAATTGTGTAAATGATCTCATTGCGCAATGATCCCTGTTCTATATGTATTATTTATCTTTATCTAAGCCTTTAAGTCGTTCTAAAAGACTGTTTCTATCTGTTACAACATATCCTGCTCCATTAACAATGTCGCCATCATTAGGTCCTGCACTATCGTTATCCATCTTTTGTTTTTTAAGTTGTAGCTCAACTACTTTTAATTTATTATTAAGTTTAGCTACTTTAGCATCTAAACTAGTTTTAAGCAGTCCGCCAGCAGTTTCAAATACTCTGCCACTGTAACGACTTTCTACATTCATACCTAAATCCATTAGATCATCGTATGCCTGCATTGCTTTGTCAGCAATTTCATTAAGCTCGTCATCTGCCATTTTACCCAAGCCTTTAATAGCTGGTAACGCTGCTGCAATTTTGTCAAACTCTTCTATGTCACGGAATGTTTCAACTACATTAGCCATTTCGTGCTTTGTTTGTTCTGCTTCTTGAAATTCTGCTTCTTTTATAATTTCTTTTGAATCAGGTAAATTTAGTAGATCTTCTAATTTTTTAGTCATTTAAACTTTCCATTATATGCTACTATTATTTATCTTTTGCGGCCAGTATGAAAGATATCATCTTCAGTAACAATACGGAATATTATACCCTTTTGTTTGCACCATGCTCGTGCAGCTTCCCACTTAGCTTGATTAATTACATAATGTGCTTGGTTATGTTTGCTATTACCAAGACGTTCTCGCATTGCTTGGTTAGCAGGTTTAACCTCAATTAGTTCCACACGCTTTTTAGTACTTTTATCTGCATACGAAATAAAGAAGTCTGGCACATATACAGTTTGTTTACCAGTTAGAGGATTTCGATAAGGAATACGAACAGCTTCACTTGCCCATTGTTCTATAGCAGGATGCTCGTCGCAGAACTTCATAAAAGTAAATTCCCATCCAGATCGATATGTAGGAACTTTATTGCCTATGTACTTTTGCGGATTCTTTAGATTAAACTTACCTTGTGCAAATCTAGACATATCATATTACAACGTTTCTTTGATTAAATAATTCACTTTTTGTTGTTTCGTCTCTAAAACCTAGTACACTAGTTTTTTCTCTATTAAAGTTAAGAATCTGAGCAACAATAAGACTAAGTTGCACGTCAGTTACTCCCTTTAAAGTATCAATTAATTGTTGTACATTTAACTCATCGATTTTAGCTTGCTGTAACAACACACTTGCTGTATTAATTGCTGAAACTTTTTCGAATCCTCTTTTAAGAAAATACCCAATAACAGCATCAACTTCGCTAGGATTGTAACTAATTTCTAAATTATAAAAATTATTAAAGTACTCTGTTGTTATTTCTGTCGGAGCGTTGACAGGATTGTCTGATACACTTTTAGTCATCGATTCTTTCCTTATAAACCGCTAATTGCATTAGCCGCAAGCTGTGTTAATTTCTGATCGCCGGCTGATATACTTCCGGATATTTGTGAATTGTATGCTGCTTTTTGAGAAGCAGATGCACTGTTGTACGCATTAATGCTTACATTAGGAAGTGCTCCACTATTAACAAGCGCAGGTATAACTTGGTTTGCTACAGCTGGATCTGAAAGTTTTGTTACAATTTGTTGACTATTTGATTGTGTAGAAGTAGTTGTCTGTGAAGCAATTGGTGTTGACTGATTTGACGGATCAGGAACAGGCAATTTATTTTGAGATAATACGTTTGTTACTAAACCGCCAATCACACCTGTTGCAACGTCTTTAAGAATATTACTACTTTTACCGTTTTTGTTTCCAAATGTTTTATTTAATAGTGCCGAAGTACCTAACCCAATTAATGCAGGCAGTAACCCCTTTTCGCCACCGCCTGGAATCATAGCATTATCGAGATATCCCAGCGGACTTGGAGTTACATCATAGCCTACACTTTGATCTGCAAATCCTGAAGGCGTATCTTGTGCAACTGTTCCGCTAGTATAATGCACAGCTTCATAAGCAACACTCATTGTATTTTCGTTAAAATCTGTGCCGCTACTATCAACGCCACCGTGATCCCATGCACTTAGAAGCGGATTAACTAATGTATATGCTACCCAATTTCTACGTGATAATTGATAGATTGTTATGCTTTTAAAGAACGGATTTGTTTTATTGTTATTAAGTCCGTAATTAGGAACTTTAGCAAAATATTTGTCTCTAGATTGATATGCATTTTTTGCACCATTTGTAGACTGATTGGCATCGACAAAATAGTACCTATAGTATTCTTCTAGTAATGCCCTAGTAACACCAGTATTATCATCGTGAAATGTAATTCTACAGTCTTGATAATCAACACGAGTTTGTACATTCTTTTTACGATTGTACTGTTGTTTGTTTTCTACACTTGCTCTAAAACTTGGCAAGTCTGCACTTTTAACAAGTACACCTAATTCTTTTTGAAATCTAAATACGTTTGATGTTGCACTATTACCAACTTCGTCGTTAGGATCAAACCTAACATGATACATGTACTTTGTCTTTGGTGTAAAGGCAAAATTATTTTGAGTATAGATTTGATTAGCGTGCCGAGCATCACGTAAGTGTGTCTCAGATTCTAGATTGAATAGGAATGCATCTTTTAAGCTCATGTTAATATTTATCCTTATGCATTAACCGTATATATAAAGAAAAGCGAAGATTGAATTAACAACCTTCGCTTTCTATATAAAATACCAACCTTAACTAAGCTTATTAGCCAGTAACAGTAGTTCCGCCGATAGCTGAATTTACTGCTCTTGTAACTGCTTCGCCAATGCCTTCGAATGATTCGTCTGCACCAAATTGGATAGCATTGTCATAACGAATACTTAGCGTAGTTGTTACTGCTTCGTTAGTAGCATATGCTAGTGAGTTATAGTTTGCTGATTCTAAATAACAGCCAACTAATTGGAAGCGATCAATTACATTTGCTCCATTAGCGCCGTTACCACCGTCTAGAATTTCAATTCTAGTTTGGAACTTGTAAGTACCGCTTGATACTGCGCTTGACTGCTCGAAGAAATCGAACTGCTTTTGTAGCTGCTGACCAACAACTTTTTGTACGTTGTTGTTTGCATCTTCGCGTAGTGTTAGTGTAATTGGATCCCATGTGTGCTTACCTGCAAGATATGTTCTGCTGTTGTAAGCGTCGATAGTCATTTGTTCAAAACTAATGTTTGGACGAGTTACGTCTACTACTTGTCTTGAAACTTCTCTAGTACCATCTGGTCCGCCAGTGGTACCAAAGCCGTCTAGTAATACTCTAAAGCGATACTGTAGTTTAGGCATCAATAATGATGAGTTACTTCCAGCACCTTCTGTAGGTACACTGATATTTTGTAATGTTGTAATTGGCATTTATATTCTCCTATACAGTATTTATGCTTAAATGAGTGGGGAAGTGTCCCCACTCATTATATGCGCATATTAACCTAGTGCTGCAATTTCACCTGTGTTCTTAATTCTTAATGGAATGTAGATAAACTCAATAGCTTTTACTGGCTCAATAGCAATGTCTAAGTATAGTTCATTACGATCGATTCTTGCCGGTGTGTTATTTGATTCATCACATACTACTAAGAAGTCATACAATGCACGTAGTGCTACTAGTTCTAGTAACAATGCATCTGCTGCTGCTTTAACTTGATCTCTTGTGATCTTGTCATTTGGCTCAAACAAGTATGGTTTAGCTAACAACTCTAGCTGTCCACGTAAGTATACAGTTAAACGTGCTACGTTAACACGATCCAATGCACTTGCGTTTCTTGCACGAGTCTTTTGTCCAAATACAACAAGTCCTGCTCCTGCTAGGAACGTAATCGGATTAATTGCATTTGAGTAAAGCGTATCACGCTGTCCAGTATTTAATGCTACTGACTTAAATTCGCCTTCGCTAGTAATATAACCTGAACTTGTAGCATTACTTACACCACCGCGTCGTGTTCCTGCCGGAGCAAACCAGGGGAAAGCAACTTGGTCGTTTAGTATAATAGTACGTAGCGCCATGTGGCTTGGCGGAACAACAATGTTGTTGCCTGCATTATCACTTGTAAAGCCTGAACCGTAATACATAGCCATGTACTCATCAAAGCTCACTGCACCGTCATCGTTATCTTCAAGTGCTAGTTTAACGTTAGTTGCCCATTCATTTAATGAAGTTGCGTCTGGAGTTAAGCGGAATGGAGTGTCACCAACAACAAATGCCGTTAAGCGTCTGTCATAGTTTAGTGTGATCATTTCGCCAATTAGCTCTGGATATCCCGGAGCAGCCAACAAGTTAAACTGACGACTTTCTTCGTCACGTATTTCTTGGTTGCCGTTAACAAGTGCCTGTAGTGCTTGTACAACGCTCTTACGCTGTGCATGGCGCCCAAAGCTACCTGAACCATCTGCTTGATTTCCTGAATCAGTAACCCAACGATGTGGGTAGTAAGCTGCCATTGATGGGCCTGTTTCTCCGCCTTGACGAATGTTTTTAGCAGTTGTGTCCACATAGTTACGCTCAAAACGCTTAACATTGAATCCACTCTTACGTAGATTCCACAGTAACATGCCTTTTGGATATAGTGCTGGATCCGGAGCATCTGTGTCTACATAATCACTTACAAGCATTTCTGCAATAGTTGCACTAGGCGCATCTACTGCTGTTCCGCCTGTGTCACCTTCACGTGCATCTGCAAATAGTACGCCGTTTTCTGTAGATTGGTCTGCTTTATCAAGTAGTATCCAAGCCGGTGTAGTTAAGTCTGCATTCCAACGGTAAATTGCTGGATAGTTTTCAACGTCTGCTGTGCTTACCCAAATATCACCATTTACAAGCGCATCACCTGTTGACTGTAAAGTTGGTGCTGTAGCTGCTACTTGAGGTCCAGCAGCATCAGTACCACTATATGGACTTGAATCTGCTGATACGCCAGTGCCGCCTACATAGTTTAAACCAACAAATGCATCGCCATTGTGTACTAGGATGTCAACTTCGTCAACAACACTACTGTACCATAGCTGACCATCTGCGGCCAAACTTAATGGAACGTTGCCAGATGATGTGTACGCTAGTGGTTTCCAGTTCGAAGCAACTAACCCAGTTGCATTTGGGCCAACATATAAGTTAGCTGTTGTTGCTGCTGCAAAACCAAATCCTGCTAAACCACTGTCAGTATCGACGATTTCAATATCGCCACCTAGCTTGTGCTGTATCACTACTCTATTTTGTGAGTCAACTAGTGCTACAACATTTGTCATTCCCTTAGCATTAATTGCTGCTGCTAGTAATTCTGCATCTGCACTTGAACCTGCTGTAGTAATAGATACACCAAAACTAGTCGAATGTGCTGCACTATTTGCTCTAGTTTCAGTTAAAGTAAACGTATATGTAGCTGCTGCTACGCCCGTTGCTCCAATTACTGCACCAGTAATGCTGGTTGCTCCTGCTGCTGCTCTTGTATAAACTTTGTAATTTCCAATTGGATTAGCAAGCTCGTCTACATTAACTTTTGCATAAAGTGCGCCTGCAAGCATATTGGCGCCGCCACCCGTTTTATCTAAGCCGTAAATTGCAGCTTCTGGTGTGGTGTAAATTGGTGTATTTACAGTTGACCATAGCTGAGTAGCTGTATTATACTGCTTAACACTTAGTTTTGCTCCGCCATTTGGAGTAGTTGTTTTGATCCAAATACTACCTGATGGTGCTGAACTTGTATCTGCTGTTTTAAATGCAGGTACCGCAGTGTGTGGTGCTGCTTCTAATCTAGCTGAACTATAAGTGCCTGCTACTAGACCTAAGTCTGTCAACAAATCTCCAGTTCCTGCTGCTAGTGCAACTTTGCCATCTGCAACTGAACCATTTGATTCACTAAGCGAATTGCCATATATTTCAATCGAACCATCAACTAGTGCTGCTGTTACGCCTGCAACGCCTGCTGCATTAATGATTGTAACTAAAGCGGCAATGTCTGTGCCTGCTGTTAATGGAACATTTTGAGTGTTAATTGTAATTGAATCGCTAGTAGTTAGTGCAGGATTTGTTGCTGTGCCGCGGGTTGCTGCCCAACTTGCTTTCCATGCATCACTGCCTACTTCTACCCAAGTACCTACGTTAGTTGCTCTCTGAGCAGTTGTACCGTACCCTGGTGTTTTGTAGTACAAACGATTCATTGTATCATTTGCGTCGATTGCATAATCGCCAATTGCACCAATTGATGCTTTTGGAGCTGATCCAACACCTGATATTAGATCAGTATCTACTGTTAACACTGTTGGTGTTTTTGTAGTAAACGTCTGTCCACCTATAGTATTAATGCCTGCGCCATTCCATTGTAGGATACCGTAGTTACTAGTTGAAGTGTCAAACCAGTAAGCGCCATTTGCAGGCTCACCGCCTGGTGCTGTTGCACTTGCTGTTAGTTCTGTTGTGTCTAAGTCTGCACGAACAACGTATGCACGATTTGAAACGCCTAGTACAGAGTAAGCAGCTTGTAGGCCGTACTCGTTAAGCTCGCCGCCGTGGATCATATTGCCGTTGTTGTCGCTATAAAATACCGGATCGCCAAATGTTTCACCAAGCTCTCGCTGACTAGTGATCAAATATGGTTTGCCTGCATTTGCTTTTGTTGTACCTACTGCTGTGCCTGTGCCGCTACTTTTAGTTTTATTACTAGCTGTAGCAACAAAGATCATAGGTACCGTGCCAGCTGCTGCTGGAGTGTAGAAACTTTCGTCAATTACATTGACTTCTACGCCTGGTGATACTAATGCCATGTTGTTTCTCCTGTTGGATGTTAGTGTTCTCTATACAGTATTTATTATAATGAACACAAAACACCTAACATATACCATCGAAAAAGGTACCGAAAAGGTGAGCTAAATACAATATGAGACCTTTATGCACTTGCGGGCAGCGGCCGGCAGCAATAAACTATAAAAAGAATAATAAAACATATTATCGCAAACTATGCGAAACGTGTTTACGCAACGGCCAAGGACACGGAATACCACTATGGAAACAACGAGGGTATGAAAAGAAAGATGTTTGCGAAAAATGCGGGTTTAAATCAAAGCATCCTGAACAGTTTAATGTGTTTCATATAGATGGTGATTTAATTAATTGTCGTCCTAATAACTTAAAAACTATTTGTGCTAATTGTCAGCGTATAACTCAAAAAGAAGGTATACGCTGGAAGCAGGGCGATTTACGACCTGACTTCTAAATAACACATTAGTCTGTCTAAATTAAATTTTAAATCTTCTAATGTGCCATTGTTGTCAATAGTAAAATCAGCCATCCATTGTTCAAGGCTCATACTATTTTTTGATTCAGGAGGTAAATGATCACTGCGATCTACCCAAATACAGTAATCAAATACACCAGTGTTTTGCATTGCAAAGAATTCACGCTTGTTTCGTAGCCCACAATAGATATCGTAAGCAGCAAACATTTCTCTACCTAGAGTCGCTGCATCAGGTACATTATAATCGCAGATAGCATCATACCATTCTGTTCTGTGATTATGCCTGTCATTGTAACACTCTTCTTCATCAGCGTATCCATACTTGTCCTTTAGATCGTTGTAGATAAAGAGCTTGCTGCAAAACTTTGAACTGCTTTCAAATGTGTATCCATAATGATCACGCAGCATTTCACACACAGTATCCTTACCATGCCTGCCGTGGCCTATTACTAATATTTTAAATTTACTCATTTGGCTCTCCTAACTTTCATATAGTATATACTATTAGATAAGTGTTGTCAACCGTTAATCGTAGTGCCCGCCTCTTACAGCAATATATTGTATTTCTTCTAAGTAAATTTGTTCTAGACGTTCTGTATAGGCTTTGTCGAATCCTTCTTCAGCAATATAATTTTCGTTATTGCCCCAAAGTCGTTTAAAGTATGAATCGTAAGTTTTTTCAACTTCTTCGTCACTCCAAGAAGTGTCAATTAACTTACCTTTAATCATCCAGTTAAATCTATTAGCTTCTTTTCTTACAAACGGTGAACACATTGGACTCTCCCTACTGTACTTGTATTTACGACAAGAGTAGAATGTTAGCGTAAACTTTGAGTTAAAATGACCATTTCATATTATGTGGAAGATTAAAATTATAATTTATAACGATTCGCCTATCTGATGTAACTGGTGAAGAACTAGAATGTAGTGTATGCCCATCAAATATTACTGCTGTGCCTTGTTTTGGTTCAACTTGTTTTATAATATTATTATTGTTATCATAAAAATATGTAGGACCGTCACTGTCTATAACATAATATAGCATAGCAGTATGAGGCATTTCGTAATCAATATGACTATTATGAATAATATTTGAATGTTCTTTAGTAAACATTCCGGCTCGTATTCTATCTATATTATCAAATTTTACTTCAGTTTTTTCTAGAGCTTCAAATAATACGCATAAGAATAAATCCAGCTTTGGCATTGGCGGATAATCTCGTTGTAATATAGGACTCATAAATCCCGAAAACTTTTTATTAGTGTTATCGCGCACGATGTCATTTGTATAATGCCACGGAAAGTCAATTTCACAAATTTGTGATTTAACATATTCTTGCAAGCTGTTGTTCACAGCATTTTCTATAACTTGTATCATATAATTAATATAACACATTTATGCTAGTTGTCAACTAAAAAATTATCCAATTGTAAATCCGTAGCCAGTCCCGCCTGCGACAGACATTGCTACTTCAACTTCTAATTTTTCCATCTCAGCCTGTGCTTCGGCTTTGAGTGTATCACCGTTAAGTGTCGATCCGCCTTGTGGTCCAGCAATAGTTGCAAACTTTGAACGTGCTTCGCCTAGCATATATTTGCAACTAGCAAGTGTATAATCTTTAATCCATTGCTTTGCTAGATAGTCGTTTAACAATTCGCCGTCTGGGCGATAGTTATAGCAGTAAAGTAGTATTTCTTCTTCTGCTCGCGGGCGCTGTAGTAGTGTAAGTTTTTTACTAGTACTACTCCATTTAAATTCAATAAAGCTACCAAACATTCTACCTACTAGTTCTTGATGTTGTGCAAACATGTCGTATGTTGCCAGCCCACCTAGCTTTGATCCTGACAACAAATATGTATTTGTATATGCTGCATTAAACGGTTCAAACACACTACCACTCGATCCACTGCCTGCACGTGAGCCAATACTGCTTCGATATGTTTTACGAACTTCCATTACTTCATTTGGCAATATATAATCATTCTGGTCTATTACAGTTGTTAAAAACATGTAGCTTTCTTCAACTGAATGCTCACTGCGCATTCTATAACGTGTTAACGCTTTATTTAAGCCTGTTTGATAGTGTATAGGATCAAGTTCAACATCAACCATTCCTCCGCCGAGGAATGTGTTAACATAATCGTATACTTCTTGTTTTTGTGTCGCTAATGTCATATGAAGTTCTCCAATAGTATTTATCGTGAACGATAAATATGTATAACAATAGGAGAATGGTTATCCCTCGATTATCGCTATATAAACCAGAACGCGGCAATGATTATTATTTCTTGGACAATCAGATTCGAGAAATGTTTACTGTCGGCGGCACTGACATCAATATCCACAAGTTTCTTGGGGCAGAAAATCCTGCTGAAGGCGAGGGCACTGCTGATCAGCCTACTTACGATGCTGTAAAAGAAACTAATATACAAGACTTGCTATTTTTAGAAAATAGAGACAGAAAATATGATCCAGATGTATACAGTATGCGTGGCATTTATAATGTCCAAGATATAGACTTTGATCTATCGCAGTTTGGATTATTTCTAAGTAATGATACACTAATGTTAACTATACATATTAATAGTAGTGTCAAAACACTTGGTAGAAAAATTATGTCAGGTGATGTAATTGAATTGCCGCATCTTAAAGACGAATATGCTCTTAATGATTATAGTGTTGCACTTAAACGCTTTTACGTTGTGGAAGATGTTAACCGTGCAGCAGAAGGATTTAGTCAAACTTGGTATCCGCACTTATATCGCTTAAAACTAAAGCAAATATACGATGGACAAGAATACAACGAAATATTAGACTTACCAGCAGAAGAAGGCAGTAACGACACGCTACGTGATATGCTATCAACCTACGAAAAAGAAATGCAAATTTCTCGTGCTGTAGTTGCACAAGCAGAAGCAGATGCTCCTAAAAGTGGTTATGATATTAGTCATTATTATACAGTAAGTACAAACGACGATGGCAGTATTGCACTTCAAACAGCAGACGATACAGATATCGATGCAAGTAATCTTAATATTAGTGCAGACGAAATAGTAAACAGGCCAGAACGTGAAGGCTATACTGGATACTTAGTTGGCTCAGGCGATGTAGCTCCTAATGGAGCGCCGTTTGGCTTCGGTATACAGTTTCCAACTAACAACGTAGACGGCGACTATTTCTTACGCACAGACTTTTTACCTAACAGAATGTTCCGCTATGATGGTACACGTTGGGTTAAAGTACAAGACGATATTAGAATGTCACTAAGTAATACACTAGAAAGACAAACACAAAAATCGTCGTTTATTAATAATACTAAAACTAGTCAAATTAGTGGCGAGACAGTTGAAGAACGTCAAAGTCTTTCTAAAGCACTTAGGCCAAAAGCGGATAATACATAATGCAACATTTTTATGACGGTCAAGTAAGACGATACCTTACGCAGATGATGCGCATACTTGCAAACTTTCCTGTACAAGATGGAAAAGGTATACAAAAAGAAGTGCCTGTTACTTATGGTGATCTAACTCGTCAAGTAGCAAACATTATTAGAGAAAATAGTGAAAACAAACTACCTAGTGCGCCTAGAATTGCAGTATACCTAACAGGATTAGAACTAGACAAAGATAGACTAACTGATTCTACATACACACGTAAAACTAATATTAGAGAACGCGAATGGGACAGTGATGCAGGCGAGTATTTAAATACTCAAGGTAAAAATTACACAGTTGAACGTTTAATTCCCACTCCATATATGATGCGACTAAACGCAGACATATGGACGTCAAACACCGATCAAAAACTACAGCTATTAGAGCAAATACTTGTATTGTTTAATCCAAGTTTAGAAATGCAGACTACTGATAACTTTATTGACTGGACTAGTATTAGTGTTGTTAATTTAGAAAATGTAACTTGGTCAAATAGAAGTGTGCCGGTTGGAGTAGATAGTGAGATAGATATTTGTACACTTACATTTAGTATTCCTATCTATATTAGTCCACCAACTAAAGTACGCAAAATGGGTGTTATTACAAACATTATCACTAGCATGTTTGATGAAAATTTAGGTACCATTGAAGATGGTGTAAGTAAGCCTGTACTAAATGCGTATGATGATGTGCCAAGAGCAGGAATTACTGAAAATGCATTTGGCAGAAAAGCACAATCTGAAACGGCAGCAGAAATGGCAAATGTAAATTATAGAACGTATGGCGCATTTGTTGACGGTGATACTGTTCAGTTGTATTCAAATGGCATTGTTGGTAACAAAAATTGGAGAGAAATATTTGAAGCACTCCCTGGCCAATATGCTGCTGACGTAAGTCGTGTATTCTTTACTAGTCAAGATAATTCAAGCACTGTTACTGGCACATTTACACTAAGTCCGTTTGACGAAGGTAAAATATTAGTTAACTGGGATACTGATAGTTTTCCGAGTGACACTGTTATTAGCGGACGTACTAGTATAGACTATATTATAGACCCAACCAACTTTAATCCAAGTGCTATTAAAACAAGTGGTGTACGATTGTTATTGTTAGATGATGTAGGTAATGCAGATGCTACTGAATCACCAGTTGCTTGGCAAAACGCAGATACAAGTGCATTGATAGCAAGTGCAAACGACATTGTTGAATGGAACGGCACTAAGTGGAATATTGTATTTGATGCAAGTACTACAACTGATGTCACATACACTACTAATTTAAATACAAGTGTACAGTACAGATTTAATAATAACGAATGGTTATTGAGTATTGACGGAGATTATCCAGTTGGCACATGGAGAGTTGAACTAGCAGGCTAATTATATGTATGAACAATCAAATTACATGTAGCGGTGCGCTGTTTTATACATTAGATACGAATAGATTTTTATTTCTTCATAGAGCTCAAGGAAAACGGGCTAATTTATGGGGACTTGTTGGAGGTACTAACGAGGGTGCTGAAACTCCATGGGAAGGTCTCAAGCGAGAAATACAAGAAGAAATTGGACAATTTCCTGCAATTAAAAAGACACTGCCTTTAGAGAGCTTTGTTTCGCCTGATAGTAAATTCCACTTTCATACATACCTGTGTGTAGTTGAGCAAGAATTTATTCCTACACTTAATAACGAACACGACGGATATGCATGGTGTAGTTTTACTAAGTGGCCAAAGCCGTTACATCACGGACTTCGCAATACACTACAAAGCAAAGTCAATTTAACTAAATTAGAAACTGTATTTAAAACTATAAATCTTCTTGACAGTTAACCCAAAAGAAAGTATAATAGTGATATGAAAGTTTTAGTAATTGGCGATGTAATACTTGATAGATATATTTACGGAACAAGCACACGCCTGAGTCCAGAAGCACCTGTTCCTGTAGTTACACACGAACGTACAGAAGAAACTATCGGCGGCGCCGGGCTAGTGCATTCTAATCTATTAAGTCTAGGTGTAGACTCTATGTTGTTTAATGCTGAAGATGAACCAGTAAGCATCAAGACTCGTGTGATGTGTGACGGACATTATATCACACGCATAGATAACGACATACATTCAGATGGTGTAGAAGTATTAGATCGAGTGCGTGAAATTGATTTTAGTGCATACGATTATATTATAATGAGTGACTATAACAAAGGCTACTTAGACGAGTCCGTAGAACTTATTAAACACTTTAACAAATTTGGATGCAAAGTAATCGTTGATCCTAAGACACACGCAAATCATTACGAAGGTGCATGGCTAGTAAAACCTAACGAAAAAGAATTTCAAGAATACTTTATTAATTGGCAAGGTAATATTATTATTACACAAGCAGGCAATCCAGTTATTGCTAAAATTGATGGAGAAGTTTATGATATTCCTGTAGAACGTGTAGAAGTGTCAGATGTTACAGGTGCAGGAGATTGTTTCTTAGCAGCATTTGTATATGGCCTAACTAGAGGGTACGATCACAAACATTGTTTAGAACTTGCAGTTAAAGGTTCTAGAGAAGCAGTTAAACACGTAGGCACATATACGCTTACTGTAGGTGATATTGAGGATCGTATAGTGTTTACTAACGGAGTGTTTGATATACTGCACAAGGGTCATTTTGAGCTCTTAGCAGAAGCTAAGACACTCGGTACAAAACTAATTGTAGGCATCAACAGCGATGCTAGTGTAAAACGTCTTAAAGGTGAAACACGCCCTGTTAACAATGTAATTAAACGTAAAGCACAGTTAGAAATACTACCCTGGATAGACCAAGTAATTGTATTTGACGATGATACTCCATACAAATTAATTAAAGATTTAAAACCGCATGTTATTGTTAAAGGCGGCGACTACACAGTAGAACAAGTGGTAGGACATGATTTAGCAGAAGTGCATCTAGTTCCTACAGTTGAAGGTTATTCAACTACAAATATTATAGAGGCAAGCAAATGAGAATATTAGTTACAGGACACGAAGGTTTTATTGGCAAAAATGTTGCAAGCTATTTGCAGCAAAAAGGACACGAAGTTGAAGGATGGGAATGGCAACCTGGTGTTATTCCTAGTACAGAAGATTACGATTGGTGCATACACTTAGGCGCTATTAGCTCAACTACATATACAGATGTAAATCAAATACTAGAACAGAACTTTGAATTTAGTGTGCGTCTTGCACAAGTATGCGAAAACTTTGGTACTAACTTACAATACGCATCTAGTGCAAGTGTATACGGCCCAACTGACCACTTTACAGAAGATGGATCATTACTTCCGCAATCGCCGTATGCATGGAGCAAGTATATGTTTGATAGATTTATCAATCAATACATAGAAGAATTTCAAATTAAAATACAAGGCTTCCGTTACTTTAACGTTTATGGAGAAGGCGAAGAACACAAAGGCGATCAAGCGAGTCCTTATACTAAGTTTACAAATCAAGCAAGCGAAGATGGCCTGATTACATTGTTTGAAGATAGCGACAAATACCTTAGAGACTTTGTTTGCGTAGACGATATTTGCAAATTACATGAGAAAATGTTTGATGTAGATCAATCAGGTATATTTAATGTAGGCACAGGCAATCCTGTAAGTTTTCAAACTGTAGCAGAAACTATTGCCAACAAACACAGCGCCGGCATTATGTACACACCTATGCCAGAAAACATAAAGTCTCAATACCAAAAGTACACTTGTGCAAACTTAACTAATTTAAATAGTGTAGTAGACATGCAATGGATTAAAATAGAGGATTATATCAATGGAAAATAACGAACCAACAAGACTAGAAGGGTTTATTAAAAAAGGATGGGGGTACGAACTAATCTGGGCAACTAATAAAAAATATTGCGGTAAGATTATGGTATTTGAGAGACCCGGATCAAAATTTAGTATGCACTTTCATAGAGAAAAAGACGAAACGTGGTTTGTAAATAACGGAAGATTTCTGGTAAAATGGATTGATACTAAGGATGCAAGCATGTACGAAAAAGAACTTAAAGAAGGTGATGTATGGCACAATCCCCCGTTACAGCCGCATCAACTTATTGCAATAGAAGCAAATAGTAGCATTACTGAAGTTAGCACACCTGATAGTGTAGAAGATAATTACAGAATTTCTGCAGGTGATAGTCAGAGCACAGAAGATGTCTAATAGATATATTAATCAAGCGGCGCCGTTACTGTCTACAGAAAATTATACAAAGTGTGTAATAGGACTAGACAGAGATGGAGTTTTAAATCGCGACTTAGGAACATATGTCACTCATCCTAATGATTTTGAACCAATTGAAGGTAGTTTAGAAGCAGTTGGCAGACTTCGTAAACACGGTCATAAAATTGCTATTATTACTAACCAAGGCGGCATTAATAAAGGATTAATGCACATTGAAGACGTAGAAAATGTTCATCGATATATGTTCGAATTATTAGGCATAGCAGGATGTCCTAGTGTGGATGCTATATATTATAGTGCAAGTAGTCATAAAAGCGATATGTATGCCAAGCCTAATACCGGCATGTTTAAAAGATGCGAAAAAGAAAATCCTACAATTAAGTTTAATAAAGGGTATTTTGTAGGTGATAAAATGAGTGACCTAAAAGCTGCTCATAAAATAGGCGCAACGCCTATACTAGTTCGTACTGGATACGGATTAGAAACTGAACAACAATTAAACAAATTTACCTACCGCGACATAAAGAAAAAGACCATCATATTTGATGATCTTAGTTCTTTTGCAGACTGGATAGAAGCGCATTAAGCCTGCGCTTCACCCCATTTTAGAATGATGTTAGCTGCAACATCAGTACCACTAATCTTATAAACGTTAATTGCTAGTACATCAGGGCCATTTGGATATGTGCCTCTGCCACCGAGTGGCGTATTAGTAAGTTCCTTCAACTGCGATAAGTCCAGAGTTGAACGTTCTCCTGGATTTGCAATAAATGAGAATACAGTTTCACCAGGTTGAGCAAACGGTGGCTCAGAAAAGTCAAACGTAACATTGTTTCCTACGCTTAACGCACTAGTAGATGATTGGTTAAAAGTTACTTCGTAAAATTGAGTTGCACCAAGCTGTTTCAATGCTACACTAGATACCGCAGTACCTGCCGGCCAATTTGTATCACTAGTAGCAACTGGAGTACCTTCAGTTGCTCCGGCTGCTTCCCACACTGCTTTTGCAAAAATTAGCTTGTTTGTAAGTCCAGTATAAGAAGGCTGTCTAAAGAACACACTCGGCGGGTTGGTACTAAAGTTTTGTCTTTTTCTAGTTCTGCCAAGTGTGCTTCGGAAGGCGATATCTGTTGAGCTTCCACCAACGTTAACAGATGTAACAAGGAAAGTTTCTCCAGCTACTGTATATGCTCCGCCGCTGTCTGACTCATAGATTTCAACACCCGAGTATACAGGACCAGCTGCATTATAAACAGTATTAGTAAGATCAATTGGACTACTATTTTCTGCTGCACCAAACTCTAATGGAGAAAATGCACCAGTGTCAATGCTACTACTAATAGCAGCAGTTGCAGTTGTACCTGCGCCGGTTGCCCAACTTGTGCCGCCGCCTGGAGCAATTTGTGCAAAACTTGGCTGTCCGCCTTGGGCAACCCCACTTAGTCCTGACCAAGTAACTGAACCCGGATCAAGTGGATAGTTTTGAGGATTAAGTACACCCTGAACAACAATACCACCTGTACTGGTATCTGAAGTGATTTCAAGACCTTGTAATAGTAACTGCGCACGGTTTAGTAGTTCTCTTTCACCTAGGTCTCCGACTAGTGCGTTTGAAACACTAGGTGCAAGTCTAATCATAAATGCAGTGTTTTTGGTAGTACTAATAGGAACACCTGTCGCAGCGTATGAGAAAATATAGCCTCGATCTTCGTCAAAGCCGCCGTCTGTTAGGAATGCACTACCCCAGTGACTAATCAGCGGAGTAATTGTATTTGATATTAGTATAACTCCTGTTCTAGCAGTATGCGCTTCGGCTGCTCCTGCTGTATAACTACGTTGGGCGCCTGCTTGGAAGTTTCTAAACGTTGCGCCTCTAGTTACACCTGTAAGTGTATTTGTATTTTTATTATTTCCAGAAAACTGCATGATTTCATTATCAATGTATATAGTTCCAGCCGGTGGAAAGAAACTAGAATCTTCTAGTACTACAGTTGTTTGACTACTATCCATTGCAGTTTTTATTTTGCCGCTCGGGCCTTCATTACTAACTTCATAGCGCACTGGCAAGTTACCTGAACGCATGAATGCTTCTGTATTAACGTTTGAGTTACGCATTCTATGTGCAAATGTAAAGTTACCATCTGCACCACGTAGCATAAAGTCGATAAATCCAGCACCGTACCAACTGTACTGAATACCAATCATCTGCATTTTACCAATATCAAGATTATATCCACTCGGACCAGTACCGTCTAAACGATCTAAGTTAAAGTTTGATTGCTTTACTTTCTTATCTGAAATTAAGTTAGCCTTTGAAGCAAGTACGTCAACTGTGCCTCTCCAATCTGGTGTTACAGTACATGATGTTTGGTTAAGAACGTGTGATACAACATGTGTCATACCTTTAATAATAATTCTATCGCCTGCTTTTAATTGATCTTCAAATCTAGTATTGGTTCCTGTAACCAAATTATTATCAACTGTAACTGCAATTGTTCCAGCAAGTTGTTTTGTGCCTGTACGTTGTACAACACTTAATTGTGTGCCGTCAAATTCCCAGAAGATGCCGTTTTGATCATCGAAGATGCCCGAACGCACAGTTGCACCGTGCCAGCTTACTACTGTCATTGCTGCCGAAAATCCTAGTACAGCTTCAGTTGCGCCTAAACGCCTTTGTGCTCTTATTTGGAATGTTCTTTCGTCAACGACATTAACAACTTCATAATCGAATTTAGGAGGCACAGCAGTTTCATCACCACTGTTGTATCCAGGAGTTTCAACGCCCAGCAATCTAATAATGCCGCCTTTTTGTACTCCGTGATCATTATCATCAGTTACTACTGTAATCAAGTCACCGACTTCAACACCACTAGATGTTACACTACGTAAATCATAACTCGGAGCAAATAACGCACCAGTTGTATACATAATACCTTTACCTGATTGGTAACGAATATACTTTTTACTCTGACGTATTGCCTGTGCGCCGTGTTGTGGGCCGCCTGTGCCTAGCTGCACGCCGCCGTCAAACGGTCTGTGAACAAAGAAGCTGTCTGGTCTTGGATAAACTTGACCTGATATAGCATCCGAAGATACATCAATAAATCCTGCTGAACGAGCTTGATATCTTAGTTTAGTAATCGAAGGAATATCAGACGCTATAAAAGGACCACTTGCAATTGAATGATTGTTAATACCTTCATCTGAAGTAACATTAACAATAAATGTGCTACCTGGAACTAATCCATGTGCTGAAGTAAATTCTAATTCAAGTGTTGCTAGTGCCGTAAACGGTATCTCAGCACCTAGTGCAATTTCAGCAGTTGTAGGTTCTGATAATTGCACTGTACATATAAGTGTAAACGGATCGCCTGGGTATCCTATAGATTCTGCAGATGTACTAACTCCAGTAATTAATCCGGAATTTACAGTATCAATTTCAATTGTTAAGTCATGTTGTGGTGTCGAACCACCGAGACTTGTTCCTGGAACAATTATTTTGTTTCCGACAGCATAGTCTGATCCGCCGGATGCAATAGATGCAGTATACCCGCCTGCATTTCTTAATATATTAAATGTTGCACTAGAACCAGCCTGTGGTTGATTAGGTGGTGCAACACCAAGAGTCGTAGCGTCGCCTGCTGTGCTTGTTCCTGCTACGCTTATGGTAGCAACAGCGCCAGTGGTAACGGTATCGATCGTGATTGTTAAATCATTAGCAGGAGTGGCACCAAATAACGATGTGCCTAAGATTGTAAATGTCTGATTAGGACCATAATCTGCGCCGCCGCTGTTAATGTTAACAACATACGTACTGCTAGGTGTCATTACAATTTCAAAATCTGCGCCAGATCCTAAAACATTTTGTGGAAGAATTGTAGTACTGTCGCCGTTAACACCAGTAGTTGCACTAGTTATACTAGATGCAGTTATTGCACCTGTTCCGCCGTCTACTGCATCAATGGTTATAGTGACATCATTTGTTGGTGTTGCACCGCCAAGTTCAGTTCCTGCAATTGTAAAAGTCTCACCAACAACATATCCTGTGCCTCCAAAATTACTAAAAGAAAGCGAATATGCAGTGCCGGTTTTTTGTACATTAACAATTGCGTCGACCCCTGCAATGGTATTACTTGTAGTAGCTACGCCGCCATAGAATACGTTAGCATCCGGTGCAGTTGCTCCTGGTGCTACAGTAAATGTTGTAATTGCTCCGCTGCCGCCAATGCCAGTAATTGTATAGGTTATTGAATTTGATTCGTCGCCGTTCAAAGAAGCTCCGTTAATTCTTATGACGTCATTTACGCTATACCCAGTTCCAGCAGCATTTAAAGTATTATTAGTATATACATTATTTAGATATGTAATATCAAAAGATGCATCGGTTCCACTGCCGCCATCAGCGGTCGGAGTCAATGAAGATATAGTAGACGAGCCGTCATATCCTGTACCTTCTAGCGTAGTAGTTGCTATACCTGAACCACTAATAGATGCAACTATTATAACAAGATCGTTAGTGCCTGACGCTCCACTTAAGGTAGCCCCATCTACTAAAAGTCTATCACCTTCTGCATATCCTGTGCCAGGATTTGTAATAGAATCAATTGCATAGGTTCCAGCTGTACTTGAAATAGTAAATTCTGCACCCGATCCTGAAGATGTTCCATTAGTGCCAGAAACAGCAGTGTATGTTGTTTTATTACCAATAATTGCCGATGCAAACGGAGTAGTAAACTGCAAGTCAGTTCCGTTAATATTTTCAATAAATGTAGCTGTGCCAGTGCCATTGCTAGCTGCTAGTTCAGTAACTATGCCAGTAGCATCTTCTACTGTAATAGTAGATACGCCAGCACTGTAGTCTCCAACAACTACTGGTGTTAAGTATTCGCCGCCGCCATCTGAATTGTCGATAATACTAGTTACTTGTGTTCCAGCTCCAATGCCAGCTCCGCTAAGAGGAGCTCCGACTGTTGCTGCTGGTCCATCATATGGTAAATTTGTTGATCCAATCGGAGTTGTAAGTTCAACAGCAATAGTGCCGCCTGAACCGTTTGTTGCTACAGTAAACACAGGAGAGCCGATATTGGCTCCTGTATAGAATCCACCTTGTCTAAGTTGTGTATAAGTTGTACTTAAAACATCACCGTTTGTATCACCGACTTGTGCTTTTGCGTAGTATCTAAAGGAAGTAGTTGAAGGAACATCTGTAATTACAAAACTACCTTCTGCTCTTGATGCTCCGTTAATACTATTTTCAAGAGCTTTAATTGTAAATGGTGTGCCTGCTGCAAATCCATGGGGACTAACTGTTGTTACTGTGATTAACGACTGACCTGAGCCAGCCCCAGCAGTATTTGTTTGTACAATAATAGTTCCTGACATAGCTGCATGATTACTACATTGGTAATAATAAATGCCAGCATCGCCCGTTTGCGGTGTCCATTCAACTGCTGCGCCAGAAATAGCACCTTGTCCAGTGATATTAGTTGTTACTTGATTTCCAGTACCAGTTCCTGCTACCGTTTTAATATACAGAGGATGACCAGAGCCTGAGTTATTAATCATCTGCAAAGTGTCGCCTTCGACCATGGTAATAATAGGGTCAGGTCCAGATATACTACCTGTTCTATCGTTGCCTATTACAGTATAGTTAGTAGTGCCGTCTGCTGTAAGATTAAGTAACCATGTATTAACAGAACTTGCATCTGTTGTTACTGATGCAACTGCGGTGTCTGTTCCAGGAATTTCGTATATTGAAGGATATCCCCTAAGTGTACCAATCGCTGCCCATTTAGTTGGCTGCAAGCCGTACTCAAAGTCAGCGTCGAGCATTGATAAAGGTGCTGCAATACGCTGACGTTCAATAGAGTCTGTACCAAAATCATAAGGCCTAGTGTAAACTATACTTTTACCGTTTTCAGTATTTTCAACAAATATTTGGATTTCGTCAGTTGAACTATGTGTTGCTGTGTTATAATTTAAAAATAAGGTAGCTACAGTATCTGTTGCTTGTAAAAATTTAACAAAGTCTGTATCACTTGCTTTTTCTTGTGTAACATAACCGCCTGTAGCAGCGCCACTAAAATTGTATATAATTTCGTTTTTACTAGAGTTAGTAATTAAAAGAAAATCTTCTAAGTTGTAATTACCTTGTATTTTAACACTACCTACTCCTGTCGGCACTAGCGTTGGCATTGCAGCAAGACCGTTGCCTATTACATCTACTGTGTTATATACTAGAGTTTTAATTTTAGCAGCAGGTCCAGCCGTTACTGCATTTGCTGTTGCACTGCTAAATGTATGCGCAGAAGTATCTGAGCTAATGCCTATGTTAACTGTAATAGTAGTTGCTGTTACTGCGGTAATTTCAATAGGAGCATAATAAAATGGATCTTTGCCTGTGTCATTAGGAACACCTGATCCTCTGGGATACGGATGCAATGTGGCATTGCCGTCAAGCGCACAAGTAAAAGTTATGCCAGCTGGTGCAATAAAAACTTCGTTACCAACTGCAAGACTATGAGTTCCAATGCTTAATGTCATTGCTCCGGTTGTCGGAGTATATGTTGCATCTGTGGGCGTAAATTGAGCAGTCGTTTCTGTAGCTGTGCCGCCCGACTGGGTTATTTCTGAATTTAATGCAGAGTACGCCGATTGCGGTAAAATGTAATCTGTAATTAATCTACCAATAAAGTTGTGGGCAGCAAGTTCTGCGCCTCTGTCGCCGTCAACTTGTGCAACATTTTGATCCCAATAGTATTTAATAACATTCTTTAAATATTCATTGCCGCCATATTGTAGATCTTTTAAATATGCGTCAATTACATACCCAGTATCTCTTTCACATTTTGCTACACTGTCGTTTACATAATTATAAAATACATCTCTTGTAGCATTTGTTACAGAGCTTACCCACGAGTGTGCAGTGAGATCAGTTGATATACCTGCGTTAACTGTAACACTAGTATTCGCCGAAACTGCTGTAATTATTAATGCTTTATCAAAAAATGGAACAGCGCCTGCGCTTGCATTGGTAAACGTTAATCCACCGTCTGCAATTATAATTGCATCGCCAACATTAAAATTATGTGTGCCTATGGTTAATTCTAACACACCTGTTGCAGGATTGTATGTTGCTGCTGTGGGTGTATATTGTGCGGCTGCTGTAACTTTGGCAGCAATATAAGCACTCATTTCTTTCTGTATGAAAGTTTTATTAGCAGTTATTAGACCATGTGCATTAGGATATCTATTATCAAGAACTCCTAGACCAGGTTTAAATACATAATTTTTTATTTGCGTTTTTGCCATTTTTTACATCCCGAGTGCTATAGATAGTGCAGTAATTTGTGTATCAACGTAACTTTTTGTAGTAGCATGATTAAGTGCTGTTGGAGCATTATTTAAAACAACTGTACCCGAAGTTACTGTTGTTGCTGATGCTGTTCCCAATGTTGCCGTTGTCGAATTCAATGTTGTAATAGTTCCAGTTGTTGCTGTTAGAGAAACAAACGTACCGTTTCCAGGTGTAGTCTCTCCTATATCAATATTATTTATCGTACCTGTAGACAAACTATTAATTTGTACTAGTCCATTAGAAATAGTAGTATTTCCTTGAACAGTTAACCCAGTTAATGTTCCTACAGATGTTAAACTACTACTAACGATACTAGGAGCTAACGAAGTTACAGGTCCGCCTTCAACAGCACCAGGCGCTCCGATGCCAAATAAAACTTCTCCGTCTATTTTTAACGATAACACGTCAAGTGATGTAGCCGAAATGTTACCTAGTGCATCTATATCTAGACTCGGAGACTTAAATCCGTCGCCTGTTTGAAATTTTGAATACGTGACTGTCATTTTTTAAATTTCCTTATGATACCGTTATTGTATTATTCATAGCGGCATGTATTGAACATTGATAATAGAATGTTCCTGTGCTTCCAATTGTCCAATTAACTTCTGTTGTACCTTGTCCGTCTACTCCTGATGCTTGATTGTCTGTTCCTGCGCCTTGTGCAGTTTTAATATAGAAAGGATGTACAGCCGACGTACCTGCATCTATAATAAATTGAACTAGATCACCATTGTTGTATGCTAGTGTAGGTTGCGAACTATTTGTAAATCCGCCATTCCTGTCATTACCTGTTAGCAAGTAATTGTTGCCGCTGTTTGTAACTGTTATTGTATAGTCTGCGATAAATGCTGGTGAGATACTTGTGTCATTAATTGTAATGTTATCAGTAGTAGCTACAATGGTGCCGCCGATACTATCAGTTCTTATACTAATTGTAAATGTTTCTACACCTTCTGTTGTTGCGTCAGCAATTGGGGAAACATTAAATGATCCTGAATTATTTGTAATTGTAACTGAGCCAGATGAGTTCGTAAAGTCGCTGGCGCTTGTAGCAGTCCAATACAATGTTGTTGCATCCGGTACGTTAGTTGTTGCAATATTAATTGTTAGCGAACTTCCCTCGTTAATACTATTAGCAGCCGGTGTTGCTGCATAAGTTGGAGGATCGATTGGTGTTAAACTAGTGTCGTTAATTGTAATGTTATTGGTAGTTTCTACAATAGTGCCACTAACACTTTCGGTTCTAATTTGAATTTGGAATGTTTCTGCACCTTCTGTTAGTTCATCAGAAGTTGGAGTGACGCTAAATGCTCCTACATTGCTTGTAATCACAAAGCTGCCAGATAATACATTAAAGTCACCAGAGTTAGTAACAGTCCAATACAATGTTGTTGCATCTGGTACGTTAGTTGTTGCAACGCTAACTGCTAATGCAGTTCCTTCGTTAATACTATTAGCAGCCGGTGTTGCTGCATATGTCTCTGCTGCTTCTGTACTTGTATCTGCAATTATTGTTTGAGTTGTTAATGCTCCAGTACTATTTGCTGCACTATCTATAGCTGCCAATGTTAGCGTCATCGTTTCGCTACCTTCAGTAGTAAGATCGTTAGCAAGGGTAATGCTTGTAGTTGCTGCATTATTATTTACAGTAAGGGTGCCTGAAAGCAAGCCTGCAGATATATCGCCTGCATTAATACCTGTTATTGTGTAATCTACAGTTGTACCATTATCTATATTTTGTGTTGTAAGTGTAAATGTTACAACATCGCCTTCGTTAGCATTTGCTACTGAACTTATACTATCGTAAGTTGGTGTTGATGCTGCTGGTGTATTTGCTGTGCCACCCATTCCGCTATGATTTACACAATAGTAGTACAACGTTGGTGTATTATTTCCGACTGTAATTTGAGAGTATGCACCTAAACTGCCAGCAGTGCCTACTAAAGTAACACCAGATGTATATTCTACGCCGCCGCCCCAAGTTCCGTCAGGAGTTGTAGAAAATCTAAGTTGATGTGTATCGTTTGAGCTATTGCTTTGTCTAAATACGTATGTTTGGCCTTCAATTAAATTTAACGATGGACTTACAGCATCGAATCCTGATATGTAGTATTTGTTGCCTGTGCCGTAAATATTTGATCCATTTGCAACAGTTACATTATAAATTATTCCCGAAGGTGTTATGCTTGTGTCATTAATTGTAATGTTACCAGTAGTAGCTACAATAGTGCCGCTTACACTGCCTGTTCTTACACTAGCAGTAAATGTTTCTACACCTTCCGTAAGTGCGTCGGCCCCTGGAGTAACACTAAATGTACCTGCGTTATTTGTAACTGTAAAGCTACCATTTACTATGTCAAATTCGTCAGGTGTTGAAACTGTCCAATACAATGTTGTTCCGTTAGCAATATTAGCCGTTGCAACGTTAATTGTTAATGCGCTTCCTTCGTCTATATTATCTGCTACAGGAGTTGCTGCATAAGTTTGTACTATGGGAGAGAGACTTGTGTCATTAATTGTAACTGCACTCGAAGTTGCAACTACTGTTCCACTTACACTATCTGTTCTTACACTAGCAGTAAATGTTTCTACACCTTCTGTAGTAACATCAGCAGTTGGCGTAACACTAAATGTACCTGCGTTATTTGTAACTGTAAAGCTACCGGTTGATGTACTAAAGTCAACTGCGTTTGTAACACTCCAATACAATGTTGTTCCGTTAGCTACATTAGTTGTCGTAACATTAAATACTACGGAGCTTCCTTCGTTTACGTTGTTTTCTGCAGGAGTGACTGCGTACGATGCTACTGCTTCTACTGGCGCAGGCGCCTGATAGCTTACAGTAGTAGATTGCCCTATGTCATTTAAGCTATGATAGTACGAAGCACTGTAAATTACTTTTGCTCCTATACTTGCCGTACTATCTTCAGATAGTGCAGGATTTATAATAATACTAACTTTAGATGAATTAACTTGTGCTGTAATATCTACTAAATCTCTTCCTAGATTAGTTCTGCCGTATTCGGTAATATTTGCTTTATCTACGTCTGCTATCACAAGACATTTTATAATTTCTTTGTCTTGTCCGCCTAGGTCGGCTACTATTGTGTATTCAACTGCGCAAAAGTCGCCATAGTACCATTCATCCATAATAGTACCTGGGTATAGTTGTACCCACGGACCTTTATAAGAAAAATTTACTCCGCTTTGTAAGCGAAGTGTCTTTTTTAAGCCTTGCATAAAGAACTTAGTAAAATTTAGCATTCAATACCTCTACATATCTTCATAAGTATTTAGCTAGATTTAAATCAAACAGCTTTTGCAAATTCTAAAAGGTTTTCAAATTTCTGTACAGAGTCGTTGTTAACACTATCTTTAGTATCGCCAACTAGAATTGCAGTAGTTGGTAAACTTAACGCAGCTTTGATGTCATTCTTATCGCACCCGATAAAAAAAGTATCTTTCCACACAACGTTATTTTCATTCTCTGCTCTTCTAAACATTCCAATATTAGGTTTAACATACGGATCAGTTTTATCAGAAGACGGTGTATAATACGATGCCTTTGCAGTTCCGCCGTATTCACTAGTTATGTTTTTCAAAGAATCTAATATATTATCAAAATCTTCAATTGCAATATCTCTAGTACGTCTTGGCGGTTGTCCAGTAATAAACAAGAGGTCATATCCCTTTTGAGTTAAAAGTTGTATTGCATCTTGTACAAATGGGTATATTTCTAATTGATCGCCTGGCGTGAAAGGTTTTGAGTTATCTATTAATACATTAAAAACAGACATGCCAATGCTTTTTTTATTTTGTTTAAATTGAGTTATAACATCAATATATGCAGAGTATCTACCCATTATCTTAATCCTTAATTGCTAATTTTCCAATTTCAGGTAACCAAAGGTATTTTAGTTCAGACCTTCTAAGTGTATCCAGTGCTTCTGTTACTGTTTCGACTAACGGATCACCTCCCAAATTAAAGCTAGTATTAAACAATATTGGCACTCCTTTAATCTTTTCAAATTCTTCGATTAGTTCATAGTAATGCTTATTTTGCTCTTTGGTTACTGTTTGTACACGACAAGTTCCGTCAACATGAGTAATGGCAGGTATAACTTCCAATTTATCTTTTACAACATCAACTGCGTACATCATGAATGGAGTTTCTTTTTTAGATCTTAAATCAAACCAATCACTTACTTTTTCTGCTAAGACTGTGCCAGCAAAAGGTCTAAACCATTCTCTGTGTTTGACTTCGTTAACTATATCTTTACCGTTCTTGACAGTCGGGTCGAATAATATACTTCTGTTACCCAGCGCTCTAGGACCTGCTTCTGATCTTCCTTGATACATACAAACAATAGTTTCTTCAGCAATTAATTTTGCTACATTTTCTGTAGTAGAATCTGTTACTGTAAATCCTTCATAGTCAATATCAGTGTATTGATTTTCGTCTTTAGGACCTAAGTATAAAGAAGTTAGTGGTGTTTTTTTACTGTCTTTAGAAATAGTTCTATAAACATATTGACACGCACCTATGACGTTGCCGCCATCGTGTGCAATTGGTTCATTATAAAAATTCAAGTCTGGGAATTCTTTTAAAAATTCATAATTTGCAACACAATTTAAACCATAGCCGCCGCTAATAACAATATTTTTACTGCCTGTAATTTCGACAGCCTTTTTGATAAGAAGCTTAACTCTATCTTCAGTAGATTTCTGAACCATATAAGCAAGATCTTTTCGGTATTCGTCGATTTTGGTTTCATCTTTGTGCCAACTAGTGTCGCCTAGTATTCCGCGAAGTTCATCGTCCATGTCAGCTCGAATTACACTGCCTGCTGGAAAGCCCGGTTTAACAAAACTTCTATTTGTAAATCTACCTTCGTTTAATTTAATAGTGTCGTTAAACTTCCCATAAGGAGCAATTCCCATTGTTTTACCTGCTTCAATAGCATGAAACCCTAAAAACCCTGTAACTGCTTCATATGTTTTTGTTAATCCGTGAGAATCTGAAACTTCTACTAATGTATCATTATCGGTTAGTGTAAAGCTATCTCGCATGTTAGAACCATAGTATTTTACATGTGCTTCAACTTCAGCAGGGTAAGACATACTATATATAGACTCGACTTCCCAAGTTCCATCTTTTACTTCATCCCATTCTGGAATATCTAATCCGCTGCCGGCGCCATCAACAACAATTACAGCAGCGTCATTAAATCCAGAATTATAAAAACCAGTTGTTGCATGTGTCAGATGATGATCGTCGCCATACAACTTTGTTTCGAACTTAATTCCTTTTTGTTTTTTTCTAATATAGCAACTATAAGGATCTTCGCCTGTCCATGGCATTTTTCCAAATGCATTGCGAGTGCCGCAAATTATTAAATAATCTACATGATCAGTATCTCGT